TGTCGTGCTACTGTTCGCGGTATGCTCCACGATCATTCCACCAACACTAGCGACCTTCCGCACCCCCGCAATCACTGTGACCTCATCCGTGTTGCTCAGGTCAAATCCAGCAACCTGCAAGCAATCGTCGGCACCGTCGTAGAGACTCGCGTAAACATCGCGGACGCCTGCCTCGGTGATGTCGGCAGAGGTGACTACCTTTTGGTAAGCGGTAGCTGTGGAGCCGGTTTCAGCTTGCACCCATAGCACGTCGATTGCGTTCGACGATATGACAGCCCCGGTGCTGAAGGTTACTTCTCCTGCATAAATATTCACGTTTCTTGAAAGTGTGGCCAAGCTTGAATACGTCAGTGTAAACGTCTGGTATTCGCTCGTTAAATCAAACACTTGCCCAGCTACGTTATGCAACGCAATTGTTAATTTCCCGGTGCCTTTTGCCCTCACGCTAATTGTATATGTTGTGCCAGCAACCGCATTAAACGGTTGGAATATCCGGTTATCATAAGCCGACCCACCGCCTGTTGGTGTAATAATTGTTCCGGAAACCGTTGCGGTTTGCTTGGTCCAAATAGCGTTTGCAAAGTCTTCCGTATACGTCAACAAATTCCGCCGCCCCGTTGCTGGGTAGCGTGCAAATAGTGGCCGCTTAGCATCGCTCGAAGCCGTTGCGTGATTGCCGGGGATTAACCGCAGTGAAACATTATCTATCGTCCCGGCAAAGGTCGAGCCTGCCTGAAACGCCAGCGTGTTGCTTCCGCTGACGGCACGAAGTACCTCTGTGTAGGTGCCTCCAGTGGTTCGATTCGGGCCAAATACGCTTGAGCCACCCTGAAACGCAGTGTTAAAATTCCCGCTCGTTTGCGTCAATGTGTAAGTAAGTAGATACAGAGAGTTTGCTGTAAGTGCTACAGCCTGCATTAAGGATGTTCCAGATCCAATATTTGGGCGAGAAGCAACACCGCCGCTTATCGTCCAGCCAGTTCCTTTTGTCCAATCAGTATCAGAATCAAACCCACCATTCGTCACCAACTCCGCCCCAAGATTCCCTAACCCTCCCTGCGTCTGATCGATCACCAAGCCTACCGGATTCGTTGCCGATGTTACTGTGGTAAGCGTCGTGCCCTGGAACAGCGAGTTGGCAGGGTCGATGAAGTTGTAGGCAAGTCGTGGCGAGTAGGGCGCAAGTAAGCGGAGAGCGGTTCCAAAAGAGAAACCACCACGTCGACGCATGATAGCGGCTATCTGATGTTGTACGTTATGACTCATTGCCGCTTGTCCAAAGAAGAAAAGGGAGCGAGCAAGCGCCCGCTCCCATCGAGCCACAATACTAAATGTACTGAGCGCAAGCGTACCAATCGATGGTCGGTGTCATGCCGGTCGTTCCATCGACTTGCATGGTCGCGATCATCGGTGCCATGAAATCGTTCGGCCACGGAGTTGCCCCCGTTACCAAAGAAGTCACGCGAGACGCGGACACTTCTGCGCCATTTACGAAGATCGAGAGGGTCTTGGTTTGTCCCGAGTAGCGGAAGCCCAACTTGATGTAGGTGTCCGCAACAAGGGTTGCCACGTCAGCCTTACGGGCAACGGTGCCGCTGGCTCGTTCGTAAGCCAGATCGAATTTATCACCGTCACCAGAGAGCTTGTGAAAGCCCAACAGACTGAGTGTCGTTGCCAACGTGTCTGCGGTCTGGGTGATAGGGACCGACACGGCCGCTGGAGCAACTCCAGCAGCGCCAGCCAAACCGATGAAGATGTCACCGATGTTGTCGGCGATCGTGTTCACCTTCAATCGACACTCGAACGCCAAGTCCTTGCTCATGCCCGGAATGACAGCAAACGGGAACGACCCGAATGGTGTCAATTCGTGACCACCCCATTGCAGGGAGATCTGGTCATTATCCGCCACACCGGAAGTCGGCTGAAGGATAATCGCGCCGATACTTGTCGGTGCGACACTGGCAGGGGTTGGGGTAAAAGCCACGTTCGTCAGCAAGGTGCTGGCGGTTTGGTAGGAAATGTAGCGGTTGCCACCACTGTGGTACGAACCAGTGTTCGTACTGAGCGCGCCGCCAAATCCCACAAAGTCATCGAACACGCCGATGGCTGGGTTTCCCGAGGGAGACGTGAACGGCCCCGAAGTCAGCGGAGGCGCAAGCCCCCGCCACAGTTTCGGAGAGAACAGTCGTCCGTCGTGAAGTTCGCTATAAGTAAGCATTGTCATAATAAACCTTCTGCCGCATTAGAATGTTTGCGGCTGTCACAGTAGTCACCGAAACAAGGGGTGTTTTGTTTTACGTCGCCACCCCCATACGACGCTCACTATCAGGCGGTTAAGCCTTACGCGGTTTCGGTCACGGTGTTGGTGCAATATCCGCGGAAGTTGCCGCGACGATTGAAGCAAACCAATTGAACCGAGTCATCCATGCAGCGAACGCGAACGTTGCTCATGTCAGGATGCTGGAACGCCTTTCGTTTGCGCATCTGCCGGCCAGCAGCGTAATACGCCCGGAAAGTCGCCCAGTTGACACCCAAAATGAGTCCGTCCGTTCGAGCGTTGGGACTGTTGGAGTTGGTCCAAGCAGGCACCCAGTTCAAGGGAACGCCACGGATAAACACGGTTCCACTGCGGGCGGCCATGTCGTCGCCGATGTTGTCGTTACCGAGCTGCAACAGTTTCCGGCCTTGTGCCAAGACGCTGTGCGTCGTCAGCAATTCCCAGTTGTGCTGCTTCTGGTCCACGATGTCCGGCCGTTGGACCGGAGGCGTGAAGCTGCAAAGGTCCATCGAGTTGATGACCTTCTCAACAAAGTCGTTCCGGTTGACGTCCACGTAAGGGAACGTCCGGTTACGCCATTGTGGGTAATCCGTGCAGGAGATCCCACCGACACCATTCGATCCCCAGCCAACAGGCTCGAACCCATTGAAACCTTCCAGGGCGTTGTTCTCGGTAACACTGTCACTGGTGGAGGTGATCCACCACAACAGCGAAGCCGGCGAGAAAGGTGATTGGGTCGGGCCGACTGGGCCACCACCAAACATCAAGTCTTCCATGCCGGTGTAGAACGAGGTCATCAGATCACGTTCCATCTCTTCGATGTAGTCGTAGATCTGACGGCCGCCGGTGCGGAAGATCTCTTCGTCAATGTCGTAGTGGTAGTTGTTCGTGGTCAGCGCCCACTTCAACGAACCTTCCGACAAGGTGTTTACGCGAGTCGAAGAGTCACGGTGATAGAGACCAACAACTTGGAAGTTGTCGTTCATATCGACTTTGACTTTCCACTTGCACTGTGACGTGCTCATCGTGTCTTTTTTCAGATTGCCCGAAAACAGACGCGAGGCGTACTTGTACTCTTGCAGCTTCAACGACAAGTCTTGTGCTGCTAGGTACTCTTCACCAGCAAACTTCTGGTGAATGCTATTGACGAAATCGTCAATTTGTTCAATTCCTAGTGCCATGATGGCAACTCCTTATGGGTTATGCCCGCTCAAGCTCTTTGTAAAGCCGGTCCGCTGCTTCCCGAGGATCTTCACTCGGCGGCAACGGCTTCGTTGGGCTTCCACCCATGCGAAGTTGGCTTTGCTTACTGATCTTTGCGGTTTGTTGTTTGAGACGTTTCTTGGAAAGTTCTTCCGCGAATACCATGTTGGCAACGCGGTCGACTAACTTGTCAGTGAGTTCCGTTGAACGACCAAGTCGCTCGAGGCCGATCAACTGCGCATTCACTGCTACTTGGAGATCACGGCGCCGTTCGAGTTCTTTCTCCGTCTCCTTCCCGGTCTTACCAAATAGCTCGGTATGACCCAGGGCATCGACAAATTGATCGAACTCTCGCTCTTCGGCCTGGACGCTCACTTCCTCGAACTTCGCTTCCAAGGCTTCCAAACGCGACTCGTAGTGGTCCCGCATCGCAGTAAATTCGTTGATGACTTCCTCGTCGTACAAGTCCTTGTTCAACGACACTTCGTACCGAGTCTTGCTCGGCTTTTCTGGTTCGGGCTCTTCCTTCTTGACGAACTTCCCTTTCTCATCTCGAGTGGGCTTCTCTTCCGCAAGGGTCTGTTGCCCTGACTTCAGAGCTGTCTTGCCAAGAAGACGCAATGCTCGATCCAGTTCCTCGCGGCTGGCAAAGTCCTCCAAATCGGATTCCTCAATGCCGTACGCGGCTACCTCGGCTTTCAGTTCGTCCGTCACCCATTCAGGTGCGGTCACTTCGCCGGATTCCTCGCCTTGATCAGGGGCGGTCTCACTGCCGGATTTGTCCTCGGCTGGTGTTTTAAGGGGCGCGGCGGTGTCTACCACGATCGCCGCATCGGACTTCCGATCGCCTGCTCGCTCCTGCTCCACTTCTTTCGCAACGCTCTCAGCGAAAGCGGCGATCTCTTCGGAAGTCATGTTTTCGTTTAGTTCTTTGGTCATTATCCAATTTTCCTAATCTGAGTACCCGCCGTCGTTGTCATTGAATCCCCGCATCCGCAAAAACTCTTTGCGGGCCTGACGGCTTGTAAATCGAATCTGCCCGCTATCCAAAACCGCGGCCCCTTGGATGCCATGCTTCTTGATCAGCTCACGAGTCTCGCCGACCTGAGCCTTCATTACCCCGCAGCCTTCCGACACACAAGGGTCATGCTCGCTGTAGGTGTTGGCCGCCATCGGCGGCGCCTCCAGCCAATTGGCCTTCGGGGGCATCAAGCGATCAAGCTCTTTCTTGGTTACGGTCCGCCCTTTGTATTGGTACGTGATTGCGCTCATTTGTTACCCTGCATTGCACGTTGTTGGGGGTTTACGCTGGATTTACCGCCCGACATCAAGTCGCGGATCAAAGTGTTGGATCTCGCTTGATCGGTTCCACCTGACGGCACATTACGTCGGATGGTCTCGCGGCTGGTAACTGGACTCTGCCGGACAGTGTTTTGATCACCCCCTAACATGTCTGTTGGGATCGCAAACGAGATGAACCGCTTGAACTCCGGTCGATTCTTGAGTCTGGCAATCTCGTCGACGATCGCTTGGGCATCGAGCGTGGCACCGGACGCTTGGAACATTGGCCACAACGGCGCGATCTCACGGAGAACTTGAAACAGCTCTTGCAGCTTTTGCTCGGGAGTCTTGAACACCATCGAATAGGGTTCAACTTTGAACTCGTAATCTTCGAAGTTTCCTCGGCGCAGGTCCGGCGTCCAGTCCGATCGAACTTGGATACCCGTGTTGGCCACTTCCATTGACGACTTTATCTCGAGCGTCTGATCTTCCCACATCAAACGGCCGAGATCCAAAATGCAGTCGGACGCGAACGACACTACAGCCATTCGCATGTCGGCGACGTTCCGTGAGACATTGCCGTGGATCAACTCTTCTTGGCCGAGGGTGGTCGCTTGCTGCCCGAGACCACCCATCGCTTGCAGATTGCCAGCGAATCGGTCGTATTCCGTTTGCAGGAACGTCGCCAAGGCCATGTCGCGTTGGTCTACCCCACCGACTTCAACTTGTTGAATCGATTTTGGATCGCCCATCTTGACCCATGAATTCCGGGAAGCTGTTCGTATCCTTTCCGCATCGTCGGCACCGCCAGGCGGGTAGGCATTGACGACTCGATGGGCGTCCGAGTCATCCTCCATACGACGATGGAGGCGATTTTGCAGGTCGTGCATCCCTTTGAGATTGATCGCCGGCGATGTCGGGATCACGTTGTCAGGGGTGTCACCAAGAGACAAGAACTTGTAAGGGCCGGACTGAGATCCGATCCACTCACGTTCAATGAGTGGCGGTAGCTCTTGGTCGCACGCCATCGTGACGATGGAGTTGTTCTCGGCGATCCAGATGTCCATCAACCAGACCATGTCTTTTAGGTCGTCATCTTCGGCACTGCCATGGTCAGAAGCCATCCCGCGAACGGTCCCAACGGAATCGTGGTGCTCCCGTGACGTAGGCTTGAGCTTGTCTTTGACCTTCTTGTCATAACCCGGCTCGGACATCACCTTTTCGTAATCCGCGCGGTAGCGATGCCCGCAATACCGCATCTTGGTCAATTCTTTGGCCGGCATGTCCAAGATCAGGTCGTCGAGCGAGACGCGATTGAACCACGGTTCGCCTGGATCGAGCCAAACATCCTCTTCGGACTCAAGCAGGCCATGGAATCGCGTATCGGTGTCTCGCATCATCACGACGCCACACCCAAGGCAGAAGAAAGCATCCAAGAGAATGGCGCGAAACGTCGTTTCCAGTGACATGTCGCTGATGAGTTTGTTGAGGTTGATCTCGAACCGGCGGGCGAATGGGATGTTTTCTAAGGCCGGAGTAGAAACCAAGACTTGCGGGTTGTTAGCCGCCAGTGCGATCGTGTAGATCCGGGCCGTTTGATTGATGAGATTGACGAGCGTCTTATTTTCAGCGCCGCCTTCAGAATACCACGAGCCAACGTAGTCTTTGATCAGTGCCCTGCGGACACGACGAAACGGCTCCAAGGCAGTACGCGAGTTACGTATCGCCTGGAGAAGTCGATCTCGTTTGTTTTTGTCAGCTAGGTCAAACATCAGTCAGTTCAGATATGTTGTGGCA